GGTCATCATAAAATCCACCTGTTGTAGTCATTGGTTGCATTGGAGTACCACCCAACACTTCACCATATGTAGTAGGAGCTCTCATAACTTCTTGCATTGGTTGTCCTGTAGCTTGTACTACTGGCTGTCCAAATTGGTCTGTAGCTGTTCTAAGATTTGTTGGTGTACCATAATTAACATATGGTCTGCGAGGAAAGAATGTTGGTGGAGATTCTGGAGCTGATGGTTGTTGAGTAGAAAATAATTTATTACCTTCAGCGTCCATTTGGTTGTTATTAATAGCTTGGTCTAATGCAGAATCCCATGTACGCATCAGTTCTCTTGTTTCACTATCATCAATATCTGATGGTGTTTTTCTTCCGTCAGCAGACGTTTCTGCCGTTTGTCCTACACGATACCATCCTCCATTTTGTTGATAATATGGATGATAAATATAAGCCGTATTATTAAATACGTAATAGTCTCCTCGTGTAGCTTCTGAACGAGGTGGGAATGGAGGAGCACCACCATTTTGAACTATGTCTTCTGCTCCAGTATCATCATCAACTGGTTTAGGTTTATCAGAATCTTCATCACCTGGTTTAGGTTTATCAGTTACTCTAGTTCTAGTTCGTAATGTTCCATCATCAACAGGTGCAACAGAAGTAGTTGTATCAGGAGTAGTAACTATTCCTCGTGCTGTTGGATTTTGTATAAATTCTATAGGAAGTTGAGTTGTTGTAGGACTAGCAATACTATCTCCAAATTGCATTGCCCCACCTAAATAACCCCTTTTAGCTTGCAAACGTTGTGCTTTTTGTGCATCTGACATTCTTTGAACTTCTGGACTTGCTAAATCTAATAGTCCTATATTTACATTTTCTGCAGCTATACCCATTGGGTCACCTAAACCAAATTCGCCAGGTGCGAATTCTGAAGTAAAAGGAAATGGCTGAGCTGTAGCTGGAGCAGTAAATGACACAACATCTTCATAAAAACCAGGTACTCCACCAGGACCTATAACAGCTCCTTGCTCTCCTGTTTGTGCTGGTCTAAATCTTGTAGTTGTTTGCGTAAAAGGTAAATCTGCAGTAAAACTATCATCTATACCAACAGTTGGGTAAAGAAATCTACCACTACCACCTATACCAAAATCTAAATTAGATAAAACATTAGGTATAGCACTAAATCTATTAGTACCATCAGGTGCTAATTGAGAAGGTGGCAAAACACCACCAGTATATTCAGGACCAGTATCTAAAAATGGAGTTCTTTCTCTAACAGGGTCTAAATCAAATGGGGGTAGTTGATTTGTTGTTGGGTCAATATTTTCACCTACTCTTGTAAAAACATCAAAGTTAGGTGTATTTCTAGCTAATAAACTTCTAATAGCAAAGCCTTCATCACCAGTTAAATCAGCTAACCTTGTTCCTGGTTGAAGATTAGCTAATGCACTAGTCATAGGTGTAGTAGCAGTATTTTGTTCCTTTTCTCCCTTTAAAGCACTTGTTATAGCGTTACCTGCAATATCTGGTGGCAAACCAGCAAGAGCACTTATTGAAGCATATAACTCAGGAAGGTCATCAACTTTAACTGGTTGAGTGTCACCCATATCTACAAAGTCATCAAAATAACCCATTTATACACCTTCCTCTGGTGGTATCAATCCTTCTTGTTCTAATCTTGTAACTGCACTTTGAGCTCCGGGTCTAGGAGTTCCGGGTGGAACTGATGGACCTACAGGAGCAGTTGGGGCTACAGGTGGTACACCCATCATAGCATCAGGCATTACTTGAGGGGAAGCAGTTGGACCACCCATTCCTTGTGGTGGTGGTGGACCACCTTGTGGTTGTGGTGGAGCTACGCCTTGAGCCATTGCTCCAGCCTGTTGCATCATCTGTGCCTGTTCCATTCCTTTAACTAAGAACAATCTTTCAAGTTCACCTTGATAGAACTTAGCTAAATCATCTCTGCCTTGTCTCTGTGCTGCCTGTAACATTGTCCACAGTGTAGCTTCAGGTAAAGTTCTTTCTGCTATCTGTGCGTTAATTGCGTCATCCATCTGGTCAGCAGACTGCAAACCAAGTACATGGTCACGTATAAATGTATCTGACAAGAGTGGTGTTTGTCCTTCTCGTGCCATCTGTGCCATTGACATCTTTGTCATATCGTCTTGTGGCAACTGACCGATAAATTCTATTTCAGGGTCACCTGCGTTCTTAATAATATCGACAGTTATTTCTTCAGAGAAATACATTCTGTTCCTGTCTTTACCACTAACTTCAACAGCTTTAAACGCACCAGTAAGATACTGGTCTGTAATCATTTTAGCTATACACATATACGCACGTTCAAGTGACTGTAGTCTAGGTGCAAGTTGTGACTCAACACCTTGTCTTAGTGTGTTTATTGCAAACCCTGATAATTGAAATTCTAATTGTCCATAAATAGAGTGTGGTAATCCACCTCTCTGCATTTCACCAGATACAAGTCCCATGAATACGCCTGACTCTCTAGCCATCTCTAATAGTCCTAGAGGTTCAACGTCTTCTCCCTGACCAAGAGCAATCTCTGAGCCTTCTTTGTATGGGTCTTCTTCCAGTGTTTTAGTTCCGTCACGAGACTTAACTTTTAGTCCTTGTCTTCGTGAACGAGCTACAAGTTCTAACATAACACTCATCATAAAATTATGTTTTTCAAATAAGTCTCTGGTTGATTTGTAGCATGATTCACCAAAATCCTCTATGGTATCTTGGTTTCTAGTATCTGTTATAGCTTGAATCATGGGTGTTGAGCCTACTGGTCCAAGAAATACTGGGACTTCATCAGCTCCATGTTTAGTTCTTTTCTTTAAAACAGTTGTGTCAGTACAAACAATGTTGTCTTCTTTGTCATAAAAATCATAGACATCAATAGGTTCATCTGTATCATCAACTGAACCTAAGTTCTTTCCGTAAGTTAATTTAATTTCCGAAGGAGATTTTTTAGATTTATAACAAGCCCACGACAAGCCATCAGCACCCTCACCCCAATAAGTATGGAGCGGGTCCCAAGGTTGAATATCGACATATGTCTCTCCGTTTTTATTTTTAACCAGTAAAGCTCTACCTGAGTACCAACCACGTAGTGTGATGTACCAAGGTAGTTGTTTTCTTACTGTAGGTTGTAATCTGTTAGTTAGTCTTTCATCAGCAGATTTTAAAATGCCGATTAAGAACTTTTCTTTAGCGTCATTGTTTTCACGCTGTTCTCTGTCTGAGTTATTGTAAGGTACACGTACTACCATTTCAGCAGAGGTTAGCCACGAAATAAGTTTGTCTGCGTATACCATAGGTTCGTTTGAGGTGTAAGACTGGTAGCCTTCACCTGCGTCAAATTCTTCTAATCTATATAAATCGTAGTCATCATCCATGCGTGTACGCATAGGTTCTGTTAAGTCGTAATGATTATCTACTAGCGATATAATTTCCTCTGGTTTGTAATTAGCCATTTACCACTGCCTAACCTTTATAGTCTTATTATCGGTAATATAACCATACCCATAACGATTAATTAATCCGTAAATTACTGCTTTAACACCATGATTGTATCTATCTTCAGGTGTTTGTCCCACAATATTACCATCTCTGTCCATCTTCCATCTATACGCACGAGTCTGTCCGTCAAACGGATTAGGTTTAACGCCAAACTCTGATAATATTCCTTTGCACTTTGGGTTAAATACTATCATAGGTTCTGTTTTAGATACTGGGTCAGTCTTTAAAAATGACTTTAATCTTTCAGTTCCTTCGTTAATTCTAATCTTTTCTGAGTCAAAATAGATACCAGTTCGTTCTAACCATACTTCTGCGGGTGCAGCCATAGCTTGGTGTTGATAACCTGCGATATCAATAACTCCGAACTGTGCATCTCTCCACCAAGGTCTTGATTGTGCTATATCTATAATTTCATCTGTAACCAGATTCCTTTCATAGATTTCGTCTATCACTCTTACTTGGTCATTAACTATCTGTACTATTTCACAGGCGTATGCTTCTGAGTAACCTGGGTCTATCCATATATGTACAGGTATATCTGGTTCGTACTCTACGTCACGTACATGAATGTCAGCTCTCAGTTCATTAAATACCAGTCCTTGTGGTGGGCTAGGTATACCTTCTATTCTTTCTAGGAAGAAATCATCTGAACTAGCTCGTTCTAGTGCCAGTATTTCTGGGTCTTGTCTGCCACCTGGGTACAGATACTGGTTAGAGTAGCTAGGTAACGAGAACGCTTGTTCGTCTATTGATGCTGAGTGTTGCCATGACTGGTACATTTGTGGATACCAACCTAGTGAACCTTCAAAAGTACCTGCTAAAAACATCCAACCTTTCTTTGGAGCACATCTACCACGTAGTCTGTGAAAAGTTTCTAGGTCTAGCTGTGATGCTTCGCAACCAATGATGCCATTAGGTGCTCTCATAGCTAGTGTTCTTGGGTCTTTAGCAGACTTTGTTTCTATTCTTGTGCCGTCTGCCAGTACAATTCTACCTGGGTCTACTCTTTTAGTTGATTCTTTTAGTAGTCCTAGGGTAGCAAAGTCTTGTACTAGGTATTCAAACTCAGCTCTGGTACGTTCGTAGTCGGCGGCAACTAGCCAGAACAGACCTTGTCCTTCTGTTTCTAGGAATCTACCTAGCAGATATTTAGAAGCTACCATAGATTTACCAGCTTGTTCACCACCAGCTACCAAGATAAATCTTTTCCTAGACTTCAGTATTGGTTTTTGTAAATCAGTTGGAGCAAAATCTACTTTGTCATAAATAAAATCAGCTAGTTCATTAACAGATGCGTTGCTGTTATTGTTCTCCACTTTTGCCTCTTAATATATCTTCTGCTTGTTGTTGTGCTGTTTTAGTATCAGCACTTTCGCTTTCATCAAACTTAATACCTCTAAATTTAGTCTTAAGTTCTTTCATAATATCTTTAGCAGTCTCGTCATTTACCTGTGCGTTGTCTTTATACTTATCAGGTAGTAGACCTTTGAGTGCAAATATTAGAATAACTGGGTTAGACTTAGGGTCTTTAGCTCTTTGAAACAGTGTGAGTTCTATATCTTCGGCAAAGTTTTCTTTAACGTCATTAAATCTACTAATAAAATCAAATTTATCATCTCGTTTCCAACGTTTATACGTACTTCTACCTATACCTGTTTCTTCACAGGCACGAGCAATAGTTCCGTACTCTTCAAACGCTGATAAAAATAAATCTTGTCTAGCTTTAATTGCTTCAGGATTATTACCTGGCATATCAGGGACAGCGTTACTAGCCATAATTACCTTCTCATAGTTTTCTTTTTATTTTTTTTAGGTGGTCGCCCTCTTTTTGAGCCGTATGTACCTTTTCCTTTAGGCATTATCTTTTTCCTTTGGCTGTTTTAGCCGATTTTTTAAACGCTTTAGCTGTAGGTCTACCTTTCTGTCCAACCTTTCTCATCTTTTCGCCAGAACCTGCTTTAATTCTTTTGCGTTTAGCGTGGATATTTTCATAAAGACCTTTTTTAGATTTTCTTTTAGCCATTATTTTTTACCTTTAGACTTCTTAGCTTTGTTTCTAGCACTGATAGCACGAGCTTTACTTCTTGCATCAGCAGAAGAGCTTGCACCCCATGCACGTAGAGACAAAAGTTTACGTGTTGGTTTACCTTTAGAGTCTTTATCTGGTCCTTTAGAAGCCCCCATCCTAGCTAGGAAAGAAGCTCTGCGTGGATTGTCCCCTGATTTGACAGGAGCTTTTAACGTACCACCAGTTTGTTTCTTATAAGATGCTCTACCTTTCTTATTAAGTCCACCTTTGGGGTTCTGACCAGCCTTTCTAGTCCATGCTGCAGACTTATAGGTACGTTTCTTTGCCATAATCAACTCCAATTACTGCCAATAACTTGGTTCGTTGTCCTCCATTATAAGATACCATATGTGTTTGTTGCTACATTTGTACTTATATTTACCTAAATTTGGGTATTTACTAGACTGACAGCGTTCTCCACAACCATCATATGGACATCTCATCTCATATCTCAGAGCAATATTGCCATATCCGTTAGTAAAAGTCATAACATAGACTAATTTACTGTCTTGTAAACTCTTTTTACCTTTCTTACGAACAACAATCGTATCTACTTCAATACCATCATTAGATTTTTTTCTTTTTATCTTGTAAGGTGGAGCAGTTGAATAATCAGTATAACCACAAATAATACATTTATACCCATCATCCGTAAGCATAGTTGCCCCCAAACACTTACTACAACCTCTTAGCTTAACCATAAAAATCATGTTAGCATAAACGAGGTGGAAACGGAAACTAGGGCGTGGTGCTTTGCCTCACCACCATTGACCAATCCGTTCAGTACGTTGCCCTAGACTAATCTGTGTCTTTCCACCACTGTGATACAATAACCTCGAATCATTAGTTATCTCCTATCAACTTTTTGATTCCCTCTAAACCTCCATAAGGATAGCTTCCAACTTATGGGGGTTTTCTATTTCAGGAATTATTCTTCCCTTGACAGTATTAATCTGTAATTTGTATAATTTATCTCCCAGGAACTAGTAACTAAAATTACTAAAGTTAATAAAAAAGAATAGAATAGAAC